GTCCATGCCCTCTTTTCCAAGGCATACCGTCGCGCTGAATCATAATTGGTAACACAAAGGGCAGCTTCAACAGACTCATCAGGATCAAAGGCCATGATAAGGTTTGCCGACAACAGCGCCAGCGCTTTGTTGCAAATTTCAACCTTCGATGTCATAGAAGCTGCCTTTAGTGTTTAGCTGAATTCGTCAGTAGCAACGACCTCTTCGGTCTTTGGTTTAGCTTTTGCCCTTGTTCTTTTTTTAGGAGCTGGTTCCGCGTCCTGCGGGTACCACAGATCCAACAAACTCTGTACCGTGTGTGTCATCAGGTCCAGCTTACGGCAAATCTGATTGACGTTGGCACCATTGTCATACATACGACGGATACTGGTCATTTTTCTTACTGAAGCACTTGGCTCGGGCATTTGGAAATCTCTCTCTTTATTGTTTATGGAAGTTCAGGTACAGGCGGGTCAAAATCTAACTCACCTAAAAATTCAACACATTTTTCAAGAGCGGATCTTGATCGAACTGACAGCCCACCTGCGTTTGGCAACACCATGGCTACAACACCAGGGCCTGCGATTGCACTGAGCAACGTTGAGTTTTCAACAGCTGTAGCTACCTTCGCATGATCTTTTGGAAGCCCCAAAAGGTTTGATGTTGTCGAAAATTGAGTGGCTGTTCCTGCCCACGCCTGGACAGCCGGCGACTCCCTCAAAACCTCCCTTGTACCTCTGAGTGTTTCATGAATCTCCACAAACCGTTCAGTGGCTGCAACAGCATCATCAACCAACACACACACGTCACCTTGATCAACTATAACTGATAGTGCTGTTGAGTCCGGTACAGTTTCAGAAGTAACATTATCTTTTGTACTGCCAAGTGCTAGTTTTGCATACTTCATATTCCTATCTCCAAAAAAGCCCCTGCAACCAGCACAGGGGCCATGTGGTTTACTCTACACTCATTCAGTCACCAGCTTATGGCACTGCGTCTGCATAATGGCCGATACGAATGTGCTCATCCTGGACGCGAACACAACCAGCCGCGAACTGGTAGAACACCTGCCACTGGTATGACACGCTGGGGTTCTCAGTGATGCGTACTTTCATATCCATGTTGACCGCAAGGCCCAGTGCCTTCTTGGTCATGAAGATGCAGTAATGCTCACCGGCAGCCGGCACCGTCAGGCGGTTTGACACGATCCAGGTGAAGCCCATCCAGTTCGGCACGATGCCACTCGCACTCAGCTCCTGTAGAGCCTGCGTCTGAACGTAATCGGCGTTGGTCTGTTCGGTCAGCTGCAAGAGCTTACGAACCTGGAAGGGTGTCACAATAGCCACCTTGGGCTCATCCGGCATGATTTCCTGGAGCATGAAGCTTTCCTGGATCTCAGTCACAGAGTCAAAGGTAATGTTGATGGTGCCGTCCCCAATAATGTTGCCCGCGGGGAGTGCGGTCGGGGTCAAGGTGCCGTTGTCAGTATTTACCAATGCCGTGCCGCTGGCCGCGTCGATGCAGATGTCGTCGTATGCTCGGCGCATGCTCATGCCGATGCTTTCAGTAAATGCACTTTCCGGGTCGATAGCCATCTGCGCGGCATCGAAATCTTCGAATGTCATAGTAGATTCAAAGACACGGGGGGTGGAAGTACGGCGGGTCCATACGTCATCAACATATTGCGTGTCTTGGCGCCGGACAGCCTTATCACGCTCGATAGCGTCGGTGGCGTCCAGTCGATCCCAGTTATAGAATTCAGCGCTGGTGGAAACTTCGGTTACGTGGGGACGTACCCGGGAATCACTCTGCTGTGCGATTTGGATGACCGAATCCCGGAATTCCTGGATTAGGGCATTGTCAACTGTCTGTACCATTTTTAGTTCCTCTTGTGTGGGTTATGTAACCCATTGAAAACTGTCTAAGTTCTCGCTGGGTCTACCCTCACAAGAGGAACCTCATGCTGTGGTTTTAACCTTCGTCAGCCCGGTATCCGGAACGTTGGTCTATGCCATTAAGTCAAGAATAGTACTAGCAATTTCGTATGTCAAATACTATCCAGACTGGCCCGGATATGCCATTTTGTAGAGCGCCCTGACTTTATCTTTGGCAGCCTGGTGCGCCGGGTCCATCTTAAGATTATAGGGGTGGTCCTTGTTGCTACGAATTTCACTGATAGCCATTTTCGCGTCACTCGGCGACATCAAAGAATTGCCCTCACCCTCTTGATTATAAAAGTTATTGTTCTCACCGTTGAGCCCACCCAGCACAGAATTCAACCAGCGCAGTGTGTTCGCACCGGCAGTGCCACTTTCAACAGATTCCAGCAGCCCTTCGGGGGCGCCAGTCCTGCCCAGTAAGTTCTTGATAGCAGACACTTTCCCTTCTTTTGTCAGGCCCCATTCCAGATTAAGACTATCCATGTCCTTGCGGAACTGTTCGTGGTTGGCGATGTCCCCGGCCTGCTCGGCCTCAGCCACCTTCTCAATCACTTTTTTAAACTGCCCTTTGGTCAGCCCGGCTTCCGCGGCGGCGGATGTCAACAGACTCCAGCGGTCGTCCGGGATGTCAATACCGTCCACCCGCACACGCTCGTAACCGTTGGCATCTTCTGGCGCCCCCATCTGGCGGAGCGTACTCTTGGCTGTTTCTTCGTTGCCATAGTCGGGCGTGGGTATCAGGCCGGGCACCTGCTTCTGCAGCTTCTGATAAAACTGTTCACGTGCTTCAGTGCCTGCGTCCTCACCTGGTACCGTGATCGAGCGGCCCATGCGGGAGCGCATGTCACCTACCTGCTTATAAAAAGTTGCCGCATCAGGCGCGTCTTTAACTTCCTGCCAGCCTCGGATGTCTTCTGGTAAAGACGCTCGCCAATCAGCAGGGGCTGCGCCAGCGCCGCCACCACCGACATCACCAGTACCACCGCTGCTATCGCCAGTCCCACCAGCACCAGCTTGACCACCCCCACCTTCTGCGCCTGCTCCACCTTCGCCCCCTTCAGCCATGACATTCAGCCAAAATAAATTGTTAAGTTTCATTTAGTTACACCCCTTTAGTCTACTTTGGATTTCGGGCAAACTTCTTTGCCACCTTCTTCGACGGGCATTTGCCACGCGCTTTCTTCCGCCCCTTGGCGGTAGTGCACATGCCCATGAATTTCTGCTGCTTCTTACTCTTCGCTGGCATCTTCGACCCGTCCTGCATCGCGCACCATGCGCTCGATATAATCAACCACATCCCTCTGCGCGGCACGAACGACAATACGTGTCTGGTCTGGGTGATCGGTCAATTCATTTGTGCTGAATTCATTCTTGATAGACTGCAGCACCTCTTGCCCTGTGTGATTATCAAACACGGTTTGGAACTTACGTGCTTTCTGGGCAAGTCTTTCTTTAATCCTTTCATGTGCTTGAGCCTGTGCTTTTTTCTGTGGAAGTTCAGATAGCGCCATTATTGTATGGTCCTCGCTTGGTCCGCCTGCGCGGTATTCTTGTCAGCCTTTGATAGTGTTTCAGCCTGTTCAGCTTCTGCCTGCGCCTGCGCTGCATCCGCCCGGTCCCGGCGCTTCTTGGTTATCTCAGCCTCGCCGGCCATGATATCTGATGGTACGCCGCGCATTTCGCCCAGACGCGCCGACACCATGTCGAAGTTCACCGTATCGACAATGGTAGGGTCCAGATCCGCCGCGCTCGTGATGTCAGCCAGGAAGCCTTCAATGGCCACCACCTCCTGCGCCCGCTGGGCTTTCGGCAGCGGCCCAATATATTCTACTTCATAATCAGCATCTTGCACCTGTGCTGGCGGCGCCGGGAACTTGCCGGCCCGCGCCAAGATGTTAAACACCCGCTGGAGCATCGGCGAGAATACCTGACTCTCAAGCCGGCCCATGGTTGGCCCCAGCAGCCGCTGCATCAACTGCCAACGTACCTGTACCTCCGTGGCTGTCATGGCCGGGCTGTCTTTCAGCGCCAGCTGATCAATAAAGAATCCCTGCCGGATGCTGTCCTGGAGCTGTGCCAGCTTAATCTCGCCGACATCGAAGCGGGCTTTACTCTCATACTCCCGTATATCGTCCAGGCTCCGGACTACCGTCAGGCCACCTTCTTCAATGTCCAGGTCACTCAGTAGCCCGCGCTCAGTCGCCAGTGTCGGCGGGTTTATAACTTTGCCCAGCTGTGTCAGGGTCATTCTGACAATCTCATTGGCACTCTTGATCGTCGCCATGGCTTTCATGGCCGGGCTGTTGCCCCATTTACTGTCATTCGTCTTGCGCCACCGGGCGACAAAGGTAGGCATTTC